TAATAGTAACTTCATCGGTATTGGTTACACTAAATCCTAAAGAACCCGTTAAAAATTGTAATGATAATGATGTATCACTTACGGACCCGGTGATGTGGTCATTCCAATAATATCTAACACCATTTATATATGTTTTAACATCATATTGATTTCCATTATAAGTTAATCCGGCCGTAACTACCGATGCCAATTGTGGAGGTGCTTGTATTAATTTTATATTATTGAAGGATGCTGAATTTGGTGTTGTTATTGAACCAGTCATACTATTATTTAAAGATAAAAAATCAATTAAATCTTTGTTGTCATAATATGGTGATGGTGTAGTTAACATACCTTCTAATCTACCATTTCCAGTTATATCGGTTTCAGTTGATACTACTACTCTTTTTGTAGAAAAACTTCTTTTTGTAGTATCTTCTCCGTCAAATTTTTCTGGAAGTAAATACGCTTTTACAGTCAGACTAAATTCAACTCTATTAATTCTTTCAGTTCCCTCACCTACTTCGTTTACAACATTATAATCAGAAATTGTAGTTAAAAATTTAAACTTAGCTTTATCTCCCCAATATTCATCTGCTGCAAATGTAACCGACTCAATAACGGTATTCAATTGTTCAATAAAATTTGTCCAAGCCATACATTCGTAAGTTATTTCAACGTAATCTGGCATTGTTATTTTATATACCTGATATGATGGTTTTTGATTTCCTAAAATAGAAAATTTATCATAACGATTATTTTTATTATATTTTGAATATGCTGAATATGATAAGTGTCTATTAAAAACAGGAATAGAATCATTTTTTGCAATAGATGTTCTTCTAATCATCATTATAGGTAATTGTATTTTACCTTTTGAATCTCTATATATTCCTTGCCTACGAGCACCTATCCATCTTTCCGAATTACCATATACAACCGGAATTTTTATAGAATTACCATCACCATCTTCTAATGTAGGCAATGCCACATCTTCCAAATAAGACATCATAGCATAATCAATATCAAAAAGAGTTACACTTTTTTTAACATCACCCTTTTCAGATTTTAATTGAGAGGCTCTATTTATTTCTTTTTTTAGTGGGTCTTTTGCCATAATACTATTTTGCTCTTTCTTCTATGTTTAAAGATGATTTACTTACCATAAATGTAGTTGCAACAATACTAAAGTTATTATTAGGTTGTCCTCCTACAAATTGAATTTCATTTGTATTATCTATTTCGTAATATGAATTATCAAAATAAACAATATCGCCTATTTCAGGATAAATTCCTTTTTCTTCACAAGTATCTCTATTAAATTTGAAAGTTATACTCTGTGTATTATCAGGTCCAAATCCTTCATATTGAACATTTTCAGGTTCTTTATCTGCTAATGCGTATATTTCTACTCCTGGATACCAAGTTTTATTTAAGGATTCTCCATAAATATTTACTTTTGTTTCGTATTGGTTTATTTTATACAAAACAACTGCAACCTGTATCACATCGTCCACTAGCTCTCTCGCTATGGATTTGAAAAAAGTTAAATCTCTACCTACTAAAAATTTTGGCATATTATCCTACATATAATTTTAAAGGAACTTTTCTTAACATTTCTTGGTGATGATTAGATTCATGTGTTTTATTTTCCATCACATTCTTTCTACTCATCTCTTCCAAATTTTCTCTCAATTGTTTTACCAATTCATCCTTTTCAACTTGTGCTTCTGCTCTTAAAGCTGCACCATCTAATGAAACTTCTCCATCTGGAATTGGAATAGTTGAATATTTTTCTCTAATTGCTCCTAATAATTCTTTTGAAAGTGCCAATGTATATTTTCTAATCCATTGTTTACCTACATCATTTATATTTGAATACTGAATAAAGTTATATGGAATATCCGAATAGTCGGAAAGTGAATCTGATTGAATAGTTTGAGAATCATGTTCAAATTCATCTCTACTCATATATTCAAAATAAATTCTTGTTAATACATCGGTTGGAACTGGAAATATTTCTAATTTATTATCTACTATATTAAATGTGTGGGCCGATTTACGAATGTGGTCGTTAAATTCAATTTGTTGCATTCTCAATACATCCTCATACAAAGGCATCATTAAGAATTGTGCTGCAGGAGAAAAGTTTCCAAATCCTAATTCTGACATTAAATTTAGTGTACCTTGTGCACCTACTGAATATGGGTCAAAGAAACGAGCAATTGCAGGGGTTGCTTCATAAAACACTCTTGTTACATCTACCGTAGAACTACCCGTAAACATTGTAGAAAATGATGCCGATGATTCCGCATCTATCGATGAACTCATTATATCATATCTTTGTTTTCCAGGTGTTAATTCAATATATGCCTTTTTAATTGCAGTATTACCACCTACTCCGGCTAATGTGCCATATTGTTGAGACATGCGAATCGTAGTTGGTAAATATGAACCATCTACAAGAGTTTGTGAATAGTTTGCTCTACCACCAGATGATTCTTTCTTTTGACCTCTTAATATATCTAAGTTATTTCTAAGATTGAATTGATTTACTTGTGCAGAATATTCCGATGTAGATTCTTCAAAACAAGTAAATATTTGTTCATTATCTAATTCAATATTAATAATTGGATATCCCAATCGTTTTGCTACCCATGTAGCAGTTTTTGGTGCATCGGTTCTAAATTCACTATCAGAATCATATATACCAAATGGAGTAGATGAGCCTGAAATAAATGAACCTGCTGTGGAACCTGACCAGTAAGTGTTTACAGACATATATAAAAAGTTATAGTTTTACTACTATAAATATGAATTATATAAATAAAAAAAGGGAAAGTATTTCTACTCTCCCTTTTTCTTTTATTGTAAGTCTACTACTTATCTAATCTACTCAAAGATTATAAAGTGTTTAAACCTTCAACGATAATCTTACCGTAGAATTCTGGTCTAACGATTTTCTTAGCGTATCTAGTCATAACACCTCTTCTTGGAGTGAAGTTAGTTGGGTCATAAACTAATGGAGTCATAATCAATGGTACATATGGTGCGTAAACTGCTCCTGTTTCGAAGAAGTTAGAACCTTTGAAACCTAATAAGATTACGTTCTCAGTCATGTAAGGGTTTTTGTAAACATCGTATCTATTTGAGATAGAACCGATATTAGTTACACCTGCAGAGAAAGTCAATGCATCTTTACCTGGGTTAGCAGAGAAACCATTCATTGATTCTAAAATTGTTGCTACGTTTGGAGATACAACGATAAAGTTTGCACCACCTCTCATAGTTAATTGGTGAATCTTGTTAGAAACTTTTTGTAATTTAATACCCAAAGTTTGATACCAAGTGCTCTTTGTGTAAGCAGAAGCAGCTGCTGCGTTAGAATCAACTGCGAATCTACCAGAAGCAGAATCGTAATCGTATCCAACTCTTGCTGACCAATAGTCAGTAGTGAAAGCGTTTTGTTGTAACATTTCTAAGATTTCTAAGTCGATTTCTAAAGAGATGTATTCAGATAACATTTGAGTTAACTCAGCTTCAGCGTCTACACTATGGTAAGCGTTTAAATCTTGAGCTAATTCCGGAGTCCAAATTGCTTTTAATTTTCTTGTCTTAGCAACGATTGGTTCAGATTTCAATTCTAATTCGATTTCTGGGATTGCTAAGTCTGTTCCTCTATCTTCAAAATCACCTCTTGAAATGTCATCAGGTTGTTTAGAGTAAACTAAAGTTTGAGTTACTAAATCAGTTGCAACTAATACCGCTGAAGAAGATACATAGAAAGATGCAGAACCATTGTTCAATGTAGTTAATTCAGGGAAATGAGTTACAGATGTAGAACCAGAAACTTTAAATGCTCTTACACCATTGTAATCAGCGTTAGAAGGTAAACCTACTGTTACTTTTCTCCAACCATTTGGAGTTGCTGCGAATGATGCAGATAATGTTTCATTACCTAAGAAATCAGATGCAGAACCAGAAGCTACAGTTGCAGTAACTGCTGCTGTTACATCGTTGATTGTATATCCGAATCTTCCAGCACCATACAAACCACCTTCAGTAGCTTGAGTAGAACCTAATTTGTTTCCTGCAGGAGATAAGTTATCTTTACCAAATTGGCCACCATTACCGAACATAGAAGAACCAGAAGCTGGTCTGTTTGCGTCGTTTTGAGTACCATATTTGAAATCCATGTAGAAAATAAGACCAGAAGGTAAGTTCATTGGTTGAACTGAAACGAATTCTTTAGCTGCGATAGAACCAAAGATTCTTCTTACTAAAGGTAACGCAACACCTGCCCACTCTTCAGAACCTGAAGATGTACCTGTTCTTGTAGCCTCATCTAATAATTGTTTAGCTTGGTTTTCTAACATTACTGCCATACCATGCTTTGTTGTTTCAGAACCTACTCCTTCAAGTAGACCTGTTTTTTCCCATTTGCTTTTCAAACCTCTAGTTTGTTCAAGCATTACGCTTTGAGGGTTAGCGCCAGTCATTAATTTTTTAATGTCCATTGTTTGTTTTTTTAATATTTTTATTTAATAATACCTGCTAATTTCTTAAATCTGTCAGAGAAATCTGTGTTCTCAGCAATTACTTGCTTAGATTGTGCTGGCTTAGTAGATTTTGTTACTTTGCTTGCGATTCCTTCAGAAATAGATTTTTTAGTAGATTTGTTTGTAGAGAATTTGAAGTTTTCTGCTAATGTAGAATACACCAATTTAACTTCTCTAACTGAATTTGTTCTATCCAAAGTTTCAATCACTTTAACTTTTTGTTCGTTAGTCATGTTGTGAGCTCTGAATAATTTGTTTGCGAATAATAACTTAGCGTTTAATAAGTTAACTTCGTTGATTGTTTTTTGTAAAGACTTGATAGTTTTGTAAGCTTCTTGTAAGTCTGCTTTCATTTCTTTCTCATCTTCTTCTTTTTCTTCATCAACTTTCTCTTTGTCATCTTTCATATCAGCTTCCATTTCACGTAAGATTTCTTCCAAATCATCTTTGTCATCTTCTTCAGCTTCATTAGTTACAACAACTTTTGGTGTTTCACCTTTGTCAGTACCAGCTTCAGAACCATCAGCAAGATTTTCATACATGCTTTCTTCTTCTTCACCTGGAACTTCTTCTTGTGAATCATCACCATTGATTGATGCTTCTAATTCTCTGATGATAGCTTCTAAGTCCATGTCATCTTCTGATTCTTCATCGTCAGAACCCATGTCCATTGAATCGTCACCCATTTCAGAATCCATGCCCATGTCATCCATGCCCATTTCATCTTCACCTTCTGCTGCTGCGAAAGGATTTTCTTCAGTTTCTTCTCCGTTCTCACCTTCTAATTCTGCAAGTCTAGCTTTCAATTCTGCAATTTCTGCATCTTTGTCATCACCAGCCATAGCATCATCTTGTTGTGCAAATGGATTTTCTTCTTCAGAAATGTCTGCTACTTTCTTATAGTCAGTACCAGCTTGTTCAGGTTTACCTGAGTCTTTTTTAACACCTACTGATAAGTCTGTGTTAGCATCTAATGTTGGGTTTGCACCTGGAGTAACAGTTGTGTTATTTCCAGATTTTGAACCAATACCAGTAGATGTTAATTCTTCGTCAACTTTTTCAGCATCCATATCTTCAGCTTCAGCTTCTGCTCTCATCTTTTGAGATAAGATAGATTGAAGTCTTGGAGTAAATGCCTCTTCAAGTGCGATTTTAGCGTTTGCAAGAGCGGTTTCTTTAACGGCCTTAGCATCAGCGATTGCTTCTTTCAATAATTTTGAATTTGCCATCTTGTTTTTTCCTTAAATTTGTTTGTGAAGTTATTCTCTTAGGAACTCCAATGTAATTATGTTGATTGTTCGGTCACACCTTATAAGAAGGGTATTCATTAATCAACTCTGTCTTTAATCTTATAATAAAAAATAGTTTGTTTTTTCTTATAGTTTCTTCTTTTTGTAACCTCTTTCTTTTGGAAGGTTTAATAAAATTCTTCCTTTCTCTAAGTTCTTCTATTTGTTTTATGGACTGAACTCTCTTTTTGTAATCTTTTATTGCCCACTCTATATTTCCACCCCTAACACTTACTACTAACATTCTTCTATTGTAAATTAACCAATTTATATTTTGTTGAGTATAATAAAGTTACAACCGTATCTATATCGTTTTGTAACCAACTCATTTGTAATTTTTCGTCTTTTCTTAATTTTGCAACTACTGCAATCAATTTATCAAAATATGCAATTACATTTTTGATATCATTATTTGTATCTAAACCACTTACCGGTTGCAATTTAATCAACCCGTATTGTCCTTGATATGCTTCAACTAAACCATCTACTAAACCTGCAATATTTAAATAGTATAATTGTAATGCAGAATGTGCAGAAAATGCACCAACACCTTTAACTCCTAAATGGAATGAATGTGCTTGTGTTCTACTGTGTAATAATAATGAAGCTAATTGTTCCATTATTTCTTTTTGTTTTCTCTAATTCCCAATCTCTGTTTCATCACTTCTTCCGATAAATCTGCTATTTCAAAGTATCTACCTAATACATGTCCCATATCTTCGTAAAGTGCTTCTAATCTTTGTTGTTGAGATTGAGCTTCTACTGCTTCTTTTTCAAATGAAGTTTGTAATTTCTTTAACTCAGTCATGTTTCTTTTAATAGTAACTCTATCAAACCAATCACCACCTTCTCTTAAAGTATATTCTTGTGCCGCATCTGCAATACCACCCAATGTTTCTGCGATTTGTCTAATGTCCGATTTCCTACTCATACCTTCTCTATGTTGGTTGTATGTAGAAATGATTTCCAAAAAATGTCTTTTTAATTCGGTTGGAAGTTGTTGAAACTCTTCGGTTTCTTTTAATATATCTTTTAACTTTATCATATACTATTTCTTTAAAATATCGTTTTTCTTAATTTTACTAATTGCTTGCATCAATTGTTGTTTATCCATTCCCAATGAGTCAATTATTTTTGCTATTACTAATTGTTCTTTTTTTCTTGGTAAATTATAACTTTTAATAATATTAATAGTTCTATCCAAAAATTTTTCCATCTGTGCAGGTAAATTTGTATCCATATCTTCTATGGACTCCTTTCTCAATTCTCTACCAGGTATTAGGTTTACTAACTTTGCCATTTTATTATTAATTAAGTTCTATTATAATTTCTCTCATTAAATCTTGTGAACGACACCACTTACCACATTCTTCTGCTATCTTTGCCCATTGTTTTGACTCCTGTAAAGGTGCCATAAATGCTCCATGTGTTGATGGGTTAGATACAAAGTCCCAACCTACTAATTCAAAATCTTCTGCTACCATTACAGTACCATCTCTTAATTCTTTAACTGAACCCAATCCTCTAGATGAAATACCTAAACGAATATTGTTCTTTAATAATTCTTTTAAGATATTTCCTGATGGTGTTGAAAGTATTTCTACTACTCCACATACATCATCACCTTCCCAATAGATTTCTCTAATGTTATGTGATACATTCTTTAAATTGATAACCGGAGACTCAGGATGGTCTAATTCACCTAAAGCTCTTCTTTCTTTAATAAGTTGTTGGTATTTTTGACACTCTCTTTCTAAAATTTCTTTAGGATATCTTCTATTGTTTTGATTTGGAGCACCTGCTCTTTGCAAAATGCCCTTAACTAAATAAGTTCCATTTTCTTCTTGTTGAAGTTTTGCCTCAAACAAATGGGTTTCTATTAATAATCCTTTATTCATGTTATTTTATATCCTTTTTAACTTTTTCTATTGCTTTATCAGTAATTGATTTATCTGACCAAGATTTGAAAAATATAGTTTTTAATTGGTTTTCTATTTCTGTTTTATCCAATTCACCATTTGCATCATCAATCACTTTTATTATTTGTGTTTGTGCATATGGTAATTTAACTATTTTATCAGCCGTTGAACTATCAATTCCCTTTTTTTGGTCAATCAATTTGGTTACATCATTTATAAAACTTTTGTTATTTGATAATGTATCCAATATGTTTGTTACCGGTTTTTTATAATCTGGTTTAGCAGTAAAGTATTTCATTCCTTTATCAACCAAATCCCACATATAATAAAAAACAATCTTACCAATAATAAATGCACCCAATGTGACCATTATATCAACGGCCAAAGATTCATTTACTTTTTTTTTTGAATAACTTCGTTCTTATTTCTTAACGTAGCTAAATCACTTCCTTCAATTTCACCATCACCATCAACATCAATTTTCTTTTGACCTGCAGATAATTCAGCTTCGTTGTATCCTGTTAATTTACCTTCTGATTTTGCTTTGTTTGCTTTATCTACTGCAGTAAAGAATTTAACTTTTTCTGCATCAGACATATCAGGAATAGATTTACCTGTTCTATCCAACATATGTTTGAATAATTGTTGGTAATCACTTTCTTCTTTTACTACCTGACGGATAAGTTCTTTTAATTCTGTATGTTTCATTATTCTGATATTTGTCTTATTTTTTGGTCTAATTTTAATAATCTCTCTTGTATACTATAAATATGACTATTTGTCCTTTTCCAATAAGATTTATTATCTACACCACTTTCATTTTTAATCT